ATCGCACTAACAACGCCCAAACTTTCAAACCCCCTACCCCTTGAACAATTTGCACGACAACCGCGCATCATCGCTGCGCCTCGCGTTCTCGCAGCCCGCTCGACTCGATCGACGCGACCAGATTCCGCGCTGCGCCGAGGAGATCAGCGCGCTGCGCCGCCGTGAGCCACGACCTGGCATCGATGCGCTGCGCGATCTCGTCAAGGCTCGCGCGCACGATCACCAGACCGATTTCAGGATGCGCGGCCATGATCTCGCGCGCCTCGTCTGGGCTCGTCGTGATCCACCATAGCCGGCCCGGCATCCACCCCTCGCGCCACGACTCTAGCACGCTGAGCCGCAGCCGGCGCATGAGCCCGAGCGCCTGCACGTCATAGGTCGTGCTGCCTCGATCGCTTCCAGGCTTCAGCGATGCGAGCACCGCGTCCTGGTCCCAAACGTAGTCCCGATCTGTCGCTCGTAGTCGCGCCATCGCGGTCTTGCCCGATCCCGGCGCGCCGAGCAGGATCGTGCCCTCGCTCGGCCATCGCCCACGGTCAGCCATGCGCACGCGCCCCTCGATTGCCGACTTGCGAAGATGGCACGCCGCGCACAATGGCTGCAAGTTCTCCGGGTCGTGCATCGATCCGCCCTCGGAGAGCGGCACCTTGTGATCGACGCACACCGCCTCGGTCAGCCGGCCGAGCGCCTTGCACATCCGGCAAAGCGGCTCGCGCTCGCGCACGACTTCGCTCTGGGCGCGCCACGCCGTAGCGCCGTGCTTCTTGCCGATGCTCGGCGGCTTACTTGGCACGGGCTGCTCCTTCGGCGACCTGGCGCTGCACGAAGAGCGGCACGCTGTACGGGTAGTGCTTCACCACGCGATAGGCGCGCTGGCGCACGGCCTTCGGGACGCGCGGAGTGGCCTTCGGGTTCAGGAGGTCGAATAGGAAACGACGGGCCGCGTCGATCGCGTGAGCCTCTTCGCTGGGGATGCTCATGGCTTGCGCCTCCACCACTTCCGCGCACGGTCGGCCTCGATGTCAAACACGATGAACGCACAAGACACGATCACCGTGACGATGCCGCCGACGAGCGCGCCGAGGATGATCTGCGTCATGGCTGCACCTCACGGTAGCCGAGTTTCCAAAGCAGCGCCGCGAGCTCGCGCGCCGACCGTCGGACATCCTCCTCGGATCGGCTCCAAGTCTGCGCGTGCAGCGCCTCGTGGATCACGGTCTCCATGCGAGCACGGCCGCGTAGCACCTGACGCACCCTGATCTCGCGCTTGGGGTCACTCGGCGGCGAGCAGTCGGCCCAGCGATCGAACGGGATCTCGCTCGATCGCACGAACCGGAAGCGATAGCGCAGCCCGCCGAGGAACGCCCAGAACGACGCGAACGGCCTCACATCGCCTCCATGAACTGCGCCGTGAGCCGCCACCGCTTCCGCGTGACGATCTTCTCCGGCGTGATCTTGTACGGCGCTTGATTGTCCTGCACAAGCGAGAGCCGCATCCATGTAGCGCCGACGGGCTTCGGAGGCTTGCCCGTCTCGACGTGCCACCCGCCATAGCCGTCGTTCCATTCCTGCTTGTAGGTCGGCGTGCGGATGTGCCATTGATCCCGTAGACGGATCCACCATCGGCCCTTCGATGAGCAGAGTTCTTCGCGCTGGAGCCGCAGCGCCCAGTGGTCGTGAGTGTGCCCGCACACGATCACATCAGCATCCGTCCACGATGCCATGCGCCGCGTCGCAAGCGTGCCGTGGCTCATCATGCCGCCGCCACCCGCACCGTGAAAGTAGCGGAGCGTGAGCGCGCTCTTCTCTGTGCCGTGGAACTTGACGCTGTACCGAACGAATCCGCCGTAGCCGCCGGCGTGCGCCCGGTGTCCGCTCGACTGGCTCATGTGCGCGCATAGTCGCTCGATGCAGTCCGTCTCGTGCCGCTTGAGGATCGACTGCTCGTGATTACCTCGGCCCATTACGACTAGGTGCCGGGTGTACGGCGCGTAGAACTCGGCCGCACCGCGCACGACGGAATCGAGGTAGTCCGGTGCCATCGCGTACTCCTCGCGCACCTCGCCCTTCGAGTGCCTCGGATCCCACTTGCCGCCCATGAGGTCGAGCACATCGCCGACATCGATCCATGAGCCGCCGCGCTTCGCGACTTGCTCGAGGTGCTTCCGCTCGAGATCCCAGTCGGCTTTCGGGTTGTCGTGGTGACGGTCGCTCGCGAGCAGCACCCAATGCTCCCACGCCTCGGGATCGCCATCGACCTCGATCTCGACCTGGTGGATATTGCGAGAATGTTCCACAACGTTGAACTTCGGCTCGATCATTCCATGCTCTCCGTGTAGACCGTCACCATCGCGCCGGGCTTCAAGGCACCCTCGGCGTATCGCTTGGTCACGACCTGCCGAACGATCTGGGCATCGTCGAGCCACGCGATGCCAGTCATGGCATCCTCGACGGCTCGGAGCATCTTGGTCGCGTCGGGCTTCGTGATCGGGTACATCGGAGCGCCGGGAGCCGTCGAGCCGTCCTTGCGTCGATGCGAGAGCGGTCGAGGCAGCACGAAATCGACCTCGAGAACCAGAGGACCGATGAGCGCGTGCTTGCACGCCGTGCCGGCGTAGTACGCGACGGCCTTGCGCCACGCCTTCCCGCCCTTGCAATCATCGACCACAACGATGCGGCCCGTATGGCGATGCGCGAAGGCGCGCTTGGAGCCCGCCGTCATGGGCTTGCCCGGCACGAAGAACGTGTAGATGCCGTCGCTCATGTCGGAAATGCCTCGTGGAGTTCGGAGAGCCGATCGAGCACTCGGCGGTGCAGCGCGTTGCCCCGTCCGAGCTTGATCTCGCTCTCGACGTGCTCGATCATCGAGAGGATCGCATCGTCGCACTTGATCGCATGATCCACCCATCGGTGCCCCCTGGTCTCGGCGAGATCGCGCTGCCGTTGCGCCTGTTGGAGTTTTGCGTCGAGGTCGGCCAACTGCTCGCGGAGGCGATCCAGTTCCTTCTCGCACGCCGTCCGCTTCACGTTTCGGTCCTCGTGGCGCGCTTCATCTCGTCGAGCGTCACCATGTGGTCGCCGCGTACGGCGAGGAAGTCGCTCGAGCGAGTCACCATGCCCTGCCGATCGCAAGTCTCGATGTAGTACGTCGGCAGTTCGACCTTGCACTCGTGCGGCTCGAGGTGCTCGTTCAGGTACTCGACGCGATGCACGTCCACGACGCGCGCTTGGATACGCGCACGGATATAGACGAGATCACCGACCTTCGGTGCCCGCGCTGCCGGCTTGTCCACCGCCGTCTGGCGGATCGGTTCTGGGCTCATCCGTGTCCCTTCTTCGCAGCATGAACGCTATCAGGCCACAATCGGCCAAGAGCGCGGTCAGTCGGGCCTCGGCGCTCCGTGTCTCGTCGGCGATCATATCGTCGATCGTGTCGCTTACCCTTGAGAGAATCTTCGCGCCTCGTGGCTGCGCGAGCAGGTAGTCCCAGTAGTCCCGGAGTTCGGCTCGGCGCTGGTCAAGGTCGGCCACCAGTCGAAGCCTCGTCGCTCGGTCCATGATCGCCTCCCGTGCCTTCCGGAACCCAGAACTCGGACACATAGCGCAGACTGGCAAGGTACGCGCCGCGCAGGATCCCTCGCTTCAGCGGGTCAGGCTCGATCGCGATCGACGCTCGGAGGCCGGCGATCATCGAGCCGACGCGCTCGGTGCCGAGCCGCTCGAGGTCGGCGTGGAAACGGGCCTCCTCCTGCTCGGCGGCTGCGCGGATCTTGAGTCTGCCTCGCTCGCTCATGCCTGCCACATCCCGCCTCCGATGCCGCCCGAGGTCGGCGGCGGGTACTGCCCCCGCCACCGCCCCGAGCACGACACCGGATCCGATGCTACGACGGGTGCCACACCAGTCGCACCCGAACGCATCATCGGAGCCCCGCTCGTCGCTTCGCCGTCGCCAGGTCGCGCATCGTCGCGTCGCCGGCGAGCACGATCCCGTCCTGCCCGACGCGCCGCCGCAGCCAGTCGGGCACCCTCGTCTTGTCGATGATCGCGCATAGTTGCCGACGCGAGTATCGGTCGGCGTGCTTAATGCCCAACTTGGCCGCGAAGCCGATCTGCTTCGGGCTCGGCGGGTCGGCCACCGTCACCGCGCTGCGCTGGGTCGCGATCGCTCCCGAGCCGTAGCCGTATGGATCCTCCTCGGCGAGCGTGAACTTCGCGACGGCACGGAGCGCCTTGCGCTTCTGCTCCTCGCGCCGCTCAATGATCTCGCCCTCGGCCTTGTCGATCTCGGCCATGACATCGCGCTCCTCGATGTCGCCGGCGCGAGCGCGCTTCTCGCCCTGCTTCTGCCAGTCGGAGATCGCGTGCAGACGGTCGATCGTCGATTCCTCGTCGCCGCCGAGCACATCGCCCGCGTGGACGAGCTTGTGGCGGCCTGCGTTGCCGCAGAAGTCGAGCACGAGCATGGACGGCTTCGCGCTCCCTGCTATCGCCCGTCGGCGATGCGCCGCATCGTCTAGCCCATCGATCACTCCCGGAAGCGTGCGCGTGCCACGGCCCACGATCTGCGTGTAGAGCGAGCGCGACTTCGTGGGCCTCATCATCGAGATCACCTCGATGCCCGGATCGTCGAATCCCTCCGTGAGCACCGCGCAGTTGCAGAGGTAGCGGTAGCGGCCCTGCTTGAACGAGTCGAGGATCTCGCGCCGCTGGTCGGCCGGGGTCGCTCCCGAGACCATCGCCGCCGAGTCGGGCTCGTGGCGGTTCAGGATCTCGGCAGCATGGCGCGCCGTCTCCACGGTCGCGCAGAAGGCGAGCGTCCTCCTCCCCCTCGCGACCTGCACGGTCGCCGAGACCATGCCGTGCAGCACCGCCTCGCGCTCGAGCACGGCCGCGAGGTCGCCTTGATTCAGGTCGCCCGCCGTCGTGCGGATCGTCGATAGGTCGAGTTCATCGACATAGACGATCGACTGCTTCACGGGGCAGAGCCAGCCATCGAGCACGCCGTCGCGGATCCCGTAGTCGAAGACGCACGACTCGTAGAGCGCGCCCAGAGCGGCCCCGTCCGAGCGATCCGGGGTAGCCGTCACGCCGAGCCGCTTGGTGCGCTCGCTCTGGTCGAACCAGTCGGCGACCTTGCGCCACGACGCGGCGACGCTGTGGTGCGCCTCGTCGAATATCACGAGCCCGAAGTCATCGGGCCGGAACTTGTGGCACCGCAGCCCAGAGCCTCGCTTCGCCGCAAGCGTCTGCACCGTGCCCACCACGATCATCGGCTTGCCCGAGAGCAGCGTCCCCTCGTCGCTCGCCTCCTCGGCCATCTCGATCGCCACCTCGCAGCCGATCACGCGCTCGAGAGCGCGGGCCGCCTGCTTCACGAGTTCCTGGGTGTGCGCCACGACGAGCACCCTGCGCTGCCGCTCCACGGCCACCTTCGCGATGTTCGCGAAGGTCACGGTCTTGCCGAGCCCGGTCGCCATCACCATCAGCACCGAGCGGTACTGCTTCCATGCGGCCATCGCCGACGCGATCGCCTCGCGCTGGTAGGGTCGGAGTTCCATGTATCACTCCTTCGTGAGTTGCTTCAGAACCGTCGCCTTCATGCGCGAGATCCACCCGAGATCCTTGCACTCACGGCATCCCCCGCCCTTGCAGCGAGGGCAGAGCCCCGCCGGCTTGGCGCGATCGACGGCGATCCGAAGATCGCGGAAGTAGGCCTCGATCGACTGCGCGTGAATCCACGCCCCGGCCTCCTCGGCCATGACGCGCTCGAGCTCGGCCTTCCATCGATCGAGCCCCTTCACGAGCACGCCTAGCCGATCCTTCGCGGCCTGCTGCCGATCGTCGATTGTCGGCTCGTCGCTCGGCTCCTCGGGCTCATCCCGGCGGGTCGGAGCATCACCGAACGGGTCGAAGTCGGGCACGTCGCCCTCGACCTCGTGCGCCTCGAGATCATCCGGCACGCCGTCGCGCTCAGGCACATCGTCGGCGATCTCCCGGCGCACGGTTCCGACGAGCGGGTGACTCACACCGACATGGGTCGCGATCTCGCGATCGGAGAGATGCGGCTTCAGGCCCAGCACGGCGAGCACGGCGAGGCGCTTGTCGGCGTTCGAGCGCCGCAGCCCGTGCTTCGCGTTGCTCCTCGCGGCCTCGTACTGCGCGTCCTCGATCGTGCCCTGCCCGATCACCTCGACGGCGATCGAGTCACGGCCGGCGCGCTTGTGCGCGTAGAAGCGATGGAAGCCATCGACGAGCACCAGGCGCGACTTGCCGACGCGCATCACGCGGATCGGCGGGAGCGCGTCGAGCGCCTCGATGTAGTCGGCGATCACGGCCTCGTTCACTTGCTCGCGCATCTGGGTTCCTGCGTCGAGCACGATTCGATCTAGGGTCACGATCTCGGTTGTCATGGTGTCTCCATTCTCGAAGGTACGCGGGGATCCGTCCCCGCTTCATCGGTCACTCTACCGTCTGCTCTCTACTACTGCTCACCCTTGCTATTCAGAGCCGGAGCGTCCCGAGCACGCGACCCAGCCGTAGAGCCGAGCCGCGCGTGCGTTGGGACTATTCGTCGCCGTCGCGCCGTCGCTTTCGCGTGCCCGTTCACCTTTTTGGCCGGGACAGTCGGCGCGGGTAGCGGGCATCTCCCCATGCGCTCGAGGCGCACGGCCCCTCGTCGGTCAGACGAGAGGGCCACCAGATCGCTTCTCGACCCGGCCGTGCTGTGTCGGCCGGGCTGCCTCGCGTCCGTGCGACAGGCGATCCGTGGTGTGTCTCCTGGGGTCTACAGCGCCGCCCCTTACTGCGTTGCGGATGCCTCGGGTAGAGGCGGGCCCATCCGCGCGGGCTTGGTTTTGAAGACCGAGAGTGCGCTCTCGCGCACATCCCGGCCGAGAATGGGAACCGAAGTCACGCGCTCGTCTTGAGCGCGTCGGCGATCCGTGAGGTCGCCGAGGTGGGCCATTGTGCCGGATCTTCTGGCAAAGTCAAGCCTGCACCGCGCAACTTCTCGCGGAGCGTCTCGATCGTCAGGCCGGCGGCCTTCGCGCTCGCGCGCAACCTGCCAGCCCGTGAGATCCCGAGCACCTCGGGGTCGTGCTCTCGCGTATCGCGCTTGTCCATCTCCTCATCGTCTCGAGGCACGAGCAGGAGGTCGCGCAGCCAGTAGCCGAGCGAGGAGGTCAGCGCGCCGGCGAGCGCCTTGTCGAGCGGTCGCCCCTTCTCCTCGGCGAAGGGCCACTTCGTCGCCATCGGGTACGACTCCACATCGCCGTCCTCGTGGGCCACCTCGTAGGAGGAGACGAGCCATCGGTGCGTCTCGTCGCCCTCGATCGACCAGCGCGTGCGACGGGCCGAGAGCCCCTGCGCGTGCAGCGCCGCTCGGCACGCGGCCATCATGTCCTCGGCCGAGGCATAGCGGTAGCCGTGGAACTTGTTCTCGCTGCCCTTGCCCACTTGCCGAAGGTCGCGCTGGGCGGCCACGAGCGCGGCCCGGACGGTCTTGGCGGTCGTGTCAGTCTTGGGCTTCGTCATGGCTGCACCGCCTTCTTCTTGAAGTGCTGTCCGAGGTCGTGGCGGCTCCAGATCTCGAGCCTGGGCGCGTCGAGCACCTCGATGATCTCATCGACGGATGCCGACCGTGGAGGCGGCTCGTGGTCGGGGTAGGTCTTGCGGAACCATGCGCCGAAGCGCAGCCAGTCCTCGGTCCATCGCAGCATCGACCACGCGATCTCTTCCTCGTCCCAACGGTCGGCAAGCTCGCGAGCCTTCTCGAGATGCGGCCGCACAACATCCGGGAATCCACGAGCCTCTCCCGAGCCGTAGATGATGTCGAAGATGATCCTAGATCTCGTCTCGGATCCTTCCCGCTCCTCGAACGAGAGCCCCAGAGGCGACCGATCGTCCTTGTCCGAGAGTTGAATCCGTGGCAGACTTCCCTCGCCGAAGAGATCACATACGGCGATGTGTTCGGTGAGCGGATGTCGCGGCATGAGGTCGGGACCGACCTCGACCCATCCGTGGCCCTTGTCGCGATTGAACTTGCTAACCAAGTCCGCCATAAGCTGCCGAAAATCAGCACGCGGATCTTTGTGATAAGCGAACAGCCAGTCGCGCACTCCGTCGATCTTGATCCACTCACGGCTTCCGGTCATCACCTCGCAGTAGATGAGTGCTACCAGGTTCACGCCTTGCCCCCTTCCGGCCGAGCGTCGAGCACTCGGAACTGGCTCACGGTCTGGTACTGCTCGCCGAGTTCGGGATGCGCCGCGAGGAGTCGTTTCGTGTCCACGCCGGCGCGCGTGCGCTGCTTGTAGCTCACGCGCCATCCGCCGCCCACGCCGACCTCGGCCTGCCCGAGCGCCGTCAGGAGCGCAGCCTTCGCAGCGTCGAGATCACGATCCGCAGCCGTAGCCGCCTCCCGCGCCAGCGCGTACCGCTCGACGATCTCGCTCGGGATGTGCGTCATGGTGTCGGGAGCACGGTGCACGCGCGACGCGGTGTCGAGCGTGAACGAGCCCTCGGGCTGCACATCGGCGAGGATGTGCTTCTCCCACCATTCCGTCGCCCTGGCCTCGATCTCGAGGCAGTAGCCCTCGTCGCGCGGCACCTCGTAGAGCGCGAAGCCGAGCCGCTGCCCGTCGAGGACCGCGACATACGCCTTCTGCGAGTCGGCGCAAAGCATTTGGTGCTGCACCTGGAGCATCACGGCCTCGGGCACCGCCGACGATCCATCGGCCCCGTAGCCGACGGGCTGCCCGTGACACTTGGCCTCCACGATGTCGGCCCCTCGCTCGAAGCGATCGAGCATCCCGTCCACATTCGCGCGCAGGAAGCCGCGCACGAAGGTGCTGCTCGGCGCGCACACCTTTCGCCCCAGACGCTCGCTCGCCATCGCGAGGAGCGCAGGCTCGACCGCCGAGCCGATCTTCGCGGCCTCGCTCGGGTAGTCCTGCTGCGTCGCGACGCGGCCAGTCTTCTCGGCCCACACATCGACCGGGGTCTTCCATCGGCTCACGCCGAAGATCGCCGCCATATCACTTGATCCGAGGCCGCGCGTGCGGGCCTCTCGCTGCTTGTCCGTAATCATTACGGTCTCCATTCTCGATTCGCTCGACTCTCATAGATCGAGGCCCGATGCAGTCGAGCACGCACTTGGCCTCGGTGGTCTTCGCGACCACGATGTAGATCTCTTCGGTGCCGCAGGTGATGCGGAGCCCCTCCCCGTCGCGCCTAACGATGCGGAGGCTCATGTGTGACTCCTCATCGCATACACGAATCGATGCTTGGGTGTGCGAGGATGGCGAACGATTACGGCGTCTGACGGCATATTGCCCTTACGCCCGTACTTCTTTCCTGTACGGCCGTCGTAGTAGTCGCATCGTGGGGTCTTACGTTCGGAATCTGTAAGCCCTTCATCCTGCCAGTTAGCTGCACGATAGATCGTTCCATCGTGACCTACTGTCGGGTCGGCGTAACTCACCAAGAATAGGACATCTCGACGCTCGCGCTTGATGTACTTGATGCTCTGCCCGATGAGCCATGTCTCCGAGTTTTTTGGCATTCGATCGATTAGATACAGCCTTGCTAGTTCCCAAGTCTTTCCGCCTAGACGCTTCTCGGTCTGCATCGGTGGAGCGGAGTAGATAATGCATCCGACCTTTTCGCCGTTGCATACCATCGCCAGAGCGAGCAGCACGATCGCGGGACGCTTCTTCAGATAGTGCGCCTGGATGAACTGATCCACATCAGCGATCCCGACGCGCTCGATATGACAAGACTTCCGCCATACCGAATCGAATACTGGCCCGTCTGGTTTCATCCGTGACTCCTCGGCCTGCCGGCCCGCCGTCGGTCGAATCGCGGTAGGTCGGCCTCGTGCCAGACGTACGCGGGCCCGATGCGCGCCGCCGGCTCGATGCCTCGAGCGCGTGCCATCTGGAGGATGCGTTGGGCGCTCACGCCGACGGCATCGGCGACCTGCTTCGTGCTCATCATGGCTCGTCCGCCATTCGGTCGCGAAGGCAATGCCAGCACTCGACATGGTTCTCGACCTCGCCGGGCTTGCCGGGCACGAGTTCGACATGGTCACAGGTCGGGCAGGTCACGCGCACGCACTTGCTCTCGAGGTCTTTCCAGGAGTCGATGGATGCGGGATCGTCACTCACGGGGTTCCTCCTTGATCGCTTCGATAGCGGCCTTGACGGCGCGCTCGCGCTGCTCGAGCTTCTCGATGCGATCGGCGGCCTGCTGCGCCAACCGTCGCATCTGGGTCAGGCTCACACCGAGCCCGTACTGCGATTCCTGCACCGAACGGAGCCGATCGAGAAGGTCATCGCTCATCGCTTGCCTCCTTGAAGCAGTCCCACTTGACAAACTCTGCCATTCCCTCTGCACCACGCCTGCCTTGCCAATCCAACGGCAGACCATCCTGCTTTGCCCACTCTTCACACAGCATCCGCCTCGCCTCGTCACGCTCGGCGCGCAGCCGTTCGATCTCGTCGGCGGCCTCTTGGCAGATAGGGCTTGGGCCGTGGACATACACAAGTTCGTGGTATCCATCCTTCGCGTAATGAATGCGCGTAGTGATGGCGATATGTCCGCGCAGCCGAGCCACGATGTCATCTCCTGCCATCGCACACCTCCCCGCGCATCTTGCGCGCGATCGCCTCCATCGCCCCGAGCAGCGAGTAGGCGCGCTCGGTCCACTCCTCGCCGACCTCGCCCGGTGTCGGCTCCCCGTCCATCTTGCACTCGTGCAGACACGCCGCGTAGCCGGCCACGTCGAGCGCGTTGTCGGGCTTCGACGAGTGCTGCTCTCGCGCGAGCTTGTCGAGGATCATCATCGTGGCCCAGTCGGCCGGAGTCAGAGGCACGGCCAACTTGTGCCCGAGCACAGCGTTGATCGCGCCGACCGTGCGCGCGAAGTGCCGCGCCGGCGGGCCGTAGGATCGGCCGCGCTCCTCGACGATGTCGGCGGCCTGCCGGAGCATGGCCGCTCGAGGCGGGGTCGGTTCAGCCTTCTCCACGGTAGACCTCCTGCGCGATCTCGCGCGACTCGAGGAAGACGATGCGATCGGTGAGCCGCTTGCGCTCGATCGCCCAGTCCTGCCGCTCCTGGCTCATCGCGGCGATCAGCCCTTGTATCCGCATCGACTGCGCGAAGAGGCGATCGGCGGCCGCGTTCACGGTCGCGTCGTTGAGGTAGGTCACGCCGGCGCGCAGCAGCCGAACGAGCGATTCGGTGGTGGTGATCGTGCTCATGGTGGTCAGAATGGGAAGTCGGCCTCAAGTGCCGGGGCTGCGGGCTTGGCGGTCTGGTCACGCTCGCGCGGCTCGGAGAACTTGAGCGAGAGGAACTTCTTCCCGCTCGCGGCCTCCTTCACCCATGCCGCGATCTCGACGCGCTTCCCGTTCACCATCGCGTCGCCGCGATAGTCGGGCGTGCGCTCGCCCTCCTGCTTCTTCTCGTTGCGGAAGAGGCTTCCGCTGCCGTCTCGTAGTTCGTATGCCATTTCGTGCTCCTGGGGTTAGGGGTGAAAGATGTAGAGGAAAGTTGACGGGTGCCACGGGCCGCGCGGAGCGACCATCCAACCGGATGCTCCGATCCTCTTGGCCAAAATCTCGGCAGCATGATCGTCTCGCTCATATGGGCACATGACTAGTTCTCGCTTGTGGTTTGGCCCTTCTTGGATAGATCCCCAATGATCGAAGATCCCACTAGGGCCATGCTCGTACCAGATCCCATCGATGCGAATAGCACCACCATCTCGCATAGATGACCCGATCCAGTCTCCCGGCTCGATATGCGTCACGTCGAGGTCGCGCATATGAGCTCGTATCGTTCGTCGTGCCCAGTCTGGCATATGTCGAGACTTCCAAGTCGGATCCCATGCGCTCATGGCGCGATGACCTTGGAGACCTTCGAGACGTGATTCGGTGACCATGTCGTGCTCCTGGGATTAGGGGTTTCCTGCGCTCTGGGCTTCGACCCCGGCGATGCGCTCTCCGATCCAAGCCATCACGTTGACGGCCATGCTGTTGCCGAGCGCCTTGTAGCGCGGCCCGTCTGGGCAGTCCTCGGCGGGCTTCTTGCGCCACGGGATCATCGTCCAGTCATCGGGGAATCCTTGAAGACGCTCGCACTCGCGTGGCGTGAGGCGGCGCACCGTCATCGCTTGCAGCACGGCTGCGGTCGCACATCCGGACCTGTTTCCAGTACCGAGCGCGTGCATAGATTCGCTGCTGCTAATCGGATCTTGCGTGGGATGAAACGCCACCGCATGCGTGTCGCGCTCGCCAGTATCGAACTGGTTCAGCGTGTTCGCCTGTTCAGCTGCGACCCAGGTCTCGTGATCGTTGACGCTCTTCGCTCGGCGGGACTTGCGGAAGGCGACGGGCTGCGCGATCACCGGGTGGTTCATCTCGTGAAAACCGCTGCTACCAGTCGATGCCCGACACGCCGGGGCCGTGCCATCCTCAACTAGCCCTTCGCGATCGTTCTGCCAGCGGTAGCCGACAGGCTGCAACACCGCGCCGAAGTTGTCCTTATCGGGCATCCGCTGCGCTCCGTTCGCATTCTGCTTCGTCAGCGTCCCGGCGCAGTCGCTCCCGTCCCAGTAGCAGCCTGCTCCAACGCCTGCTTCAGCATCGGCGGCAACGCCTTCCCTCGCCGCTCGGCGCGGCGCAGAATCCCGGCACACGCTCTCGCGCTCAAGGAGAACCTGGGCGGCAGCGGTTGGGTCTCCAAGACATCCGACAACGAAGATACGTCGCCTGCGCTGCGGGACGGCGCGTGGGTGCCGTTGTGTTCGCACCCATTGAGCGTCCAGCACCCGGTAGGCCCACCCATACCCCAGTTCCCCCAACGCCCCGAGGAAGGCACCAAGATCCCTTCCTGATCCTGATGACAGGACACCGGGGACATTCTCCCAGACAACCCATCGAGGCCGCAGACGTTGAGCGATCTCAAGATAGGTGAGCATGAGTCCGCCTCTGGGGTCGGACAGACCTTTGCGGAGTCCTGCGACGCTGAAGCTTTGGCAGGGAGTTCCGCCGACCAGAAGGTCAACTGATCCGGGTCCGAGGTTCCATTCTGCATGACGAGTCATATCTCCGAAGTTGGGGACGTTTGGGAAACGATGCGCGAGGACGGCGCTAGGGAACGGCTCGATCTCGCTGAATCCGACGGGCTTCCATCCGAGGTGATGCCAGGCCACGCTTGCGGCCTCGATGCCGCTGCACACGCTCAAGTATCGCATCGCTGCCACTCCTTCCTCGCCTTGGCTGCGTAGCCGTCAGTCGCCTTCCTCCGCTTCGTCGCGCCAGCGGGGCCGCCGTTGTGAATGCGTGCGCACTCGTCAATCGTCCAAGTCTTGCAGTAGCGCGAGAGGTACGCGATCACGACGCGCTCGGCGTACTCGCGGTCGGTCACGGCCTCATAGCCGCGCTCGCGCAGGGTCGGGTCGTACTCGCACGCATCGGCCCAGTAGATGCGCCACACCTGAAAAGCGCCGAGCGCCTTGCCGCCGTCACCGACTGCGCGATCAGGGTCGCGCTCTCCGCCCGTTTCGACAGCCTGAAGCGTGTCGAGGATGCGGCGCACATCCGTGTCGGCGGGCGGCGGGACGGTGAGGGCGGCAGCGAGGAGGGCGGCGATCACGAGTGGCCTCCTGCTCGATTGCGAGCCTCTGCCTCGAGTCGCGCGACATTGTGCCGCCACATCGCGATCTTTCCTGCTTCGCGCGTGCCGGGGACATTGCAGGCGCGAATCTTGCGCCCGCGCACGGTTTCGAGGCGGCCGTGGCGGAGTTCGCGTGCGATGAGCGAGTTCAGATATCCGATCTGATCGTCGATTGAGAGACTCACGCGCGGCCTCCGATCATCATCGCGGTGAAGCGATAGCCCGCGAGATCATGCTCAAACCGACGGCCATCGAACCACACGACTTCGGTACGCCCGTCGGGGTGCTTGAAGGAGGTCTCGCAGATCATGGGCTGCGAAAGATTGTCGAAGAGCGACTTGAGGTCGCGGCGAACTTGGTCACGGATCTTGCGGATGTCGGTCACAACGGTTCCTTTCGTTGGGTCGGGAATCATTCCCGACGCACACATCATCGCCCATTTCCGCCCTCGCGCAATAGGAAACCCTACAGATTCCCGCAGATTGTCATAACTGGCGGCGCGTTCTAGGGTTACGCCGTGTCACCCATTCGAGCCGTGGAAGAACTTCCACTTCGGAGTTATTGGCCACCCTGCGCGTCGGCCTTCCGCCGGCCGCAGCACCCGCGCCGCGTTTCGTTCGTTTCGCTCGCGCCGACGGTCACGGCCGCCCAGATCGCTCGGGGGCACGACTCGCCCGCCACGCGCACCTTGGCGCCCGTGAAGCAGCCGCACGCCGTGCAGCGCCCGCAGTCGTGCGACTCGCACGCCATGCACGCGGCCCAGCGCGCGCGCACGACCTCGTCAGAGGCCGCCTGCACGCCGAGCGCGGCCTTCGCCACGCCAACCGCTCCACGCACGAGATCACCGACGCTCGGGCTCTGGTCGCCGTCCTCGCGCCTCCATCGATGGATCGTCGGCTCGCTCATGGGGTAGTCCTCGTGACAGAGACCGCGCCCGGAACTCCCATCGCTATCGCGCTCTCGGCGGTCAGGATCGAGCCGGAGCAGAATGTGCACCCGTCATCGGTCACGACCGTAGACGTGCTCGGTGATCCGATCGCTCCGCAGTCGGAGACCTGGACGTACGGGAGCGGGCTAAACGGCACGTCCCCGAGGCCGTATCGACTTACCGAGTCGATACCGCTCGCATACGTCACGCTCGCGCGATCGAGCGTGAACGAGCGTAGCGCGGCCTGCGTGCTCGACGCGCTGTAGAGCCGAGCATCGACGCACCCGTAGTAGTAGGCCGTGATCGTCATGGATGCCTGCGTGCTCGTGGCCGGCTTGACGGTGATCGGATACGGGCTCGTCGTTGCCCAGTACCGCTCGTCGATGCGTTGCGCCACGGTGAAGCGAACGCGCAGCTCGCTTCGGCAGCAGCAGGTACTCGCGACACACGGCAGCGAGTAGGTCAAGCCGCCCCCGCCATACCCCGAGTTCTGTCCGCATGAGTTCGAGAGCGATGCGCCTGGGCATGGAGGCCATCCACTCGGCACACGGTGCAGATACTTGCAGTCCGCCGCTGTCACGGTCGGCGAGCCGAAGTAGTCGAGCGTGCTCGACGTGAGGTCGCACGCGAAGCCCGTCGTGGAGTTACGCCGAAAGCGAATCGTCGCGGCCGACGAGTAGATGTCGCCGAGCAGCCACTTCGGCGCGACTTGGATCCCGCCGATCGTCCTCGGGTAAGGCCCGTTCCCCCATTGCTCGGCGAGCAGCGTGGCACCAGAGCACCCGACCGACTCGCAGTATCCCGGGATCGGGAACCATTGATAGCCGACGATCACGCCGACATTGTTCGTGAGCGCAAATCCGCACGAGCGCGTCTCGATCTCCACGTCCTCGTCGAGGATGACCGCATTCGGAATAGCAGCGAGCGGAGCCGTGCACGACGATCCGGACGGCGGATCGCAATACATACCAGCCGCGCACAGATCAAGGTCTGGCCCATACGGGCCGTGGTTGCGCAAGATCGTCGTGACTTGATTCACGCGCTGCTGCACGAATGGACCGCCGCTGCTGCCGGGGAAGTCCACCGTATAGGTGAAGTCCCCGAGCGTGCCGGCGTAGGAGATCGGTGTCGCGTTGCTCGGCGCGCAGTCGCACGGGCTCGCCGTGCAGCAGCACGCCCGGCTCGGGTTCACTTCTTGAGCCACTTCGACAGGAGGCCGAAGTGTCCGACGATGAAGCCAGCCGCAGCGCAGAGAGCCGCGAACCACACCGAACCGAGCCACGCAGAGAATGAAGCGAGAATCATGGTTTCCTAGTCCTCTTCTTGGGTTTCGCGGATGCCTTCCGCGCAGGAGCGTACCGACGGAACGCTTGATCGAAGATCCTATCCTCGTCGCGCAGTTTCCACACCGCATCGCGCGCATCCTCGCCGCCGATGTCGATGAGTTGCGCGGCAAGCTTGGCCTGCTTCTGCTCGGCCGGGGTCACGAGACCGAGCCAGCCTCGGATGAACTTACCGAGGCCCAGGTGCCAGATGATGAACGCCACGCACGCGATCGAGCCGAAGATCAGGCCGTAGGTCAGGAGCGAGGCCCACCACGGCGTAATGTTCGTCGTGTTCGTGAGATAGACCTGCACGGCATCGACCAGTCCCATGATCTGCTCCTGTTCTTGGATGCCGCCCTCGGCCTGGGTGCGGATCTCCGGGATCGATGGGTCGGGCTTCCCCGTCTCGGCGTGGATCGTCTCGAAGCGACGGCCGCTCGAGCGAGCGAGTCCGTGGATCTCGTTCGTGCTCGAGGCGATCTTCTCGGTCGCGGTCGAGCATCCGGCGAGCATCACGATCAGAGCGAGCCACTTCATTCCGCCGGCTCCGCGAACGTAGTCCCGTCGAACGTCCAACCGATGCCGCACGCTTGGCCCTCGGCGAGTTGGACGGCTTGCGCTTGCTTCTCGAGCGACCAAGCCGAGGAGCCATCCCAGAGCACGATGTTCTCCACCACTCCATCGACCACGATCGCCCATCGCATGACGCGCCTCCTAGAAGTAGGTCACGAAGACAACTCGGCCGCCGCCGCCTGCGCCGCCTGCACCGCTCGCGTAGCCGTTCTCGCTCGCCGCCCCGCCTCCACCGCCCCCGCCGTAGTTGCCGCCGGCTGCGCCCGCCTGCCCGGCTTGCAGGAGCCCAGATCCGCCGCCACCGCCGCCCGTCGCGACGATGCCGTTCGAGTATCCGACGAGCGGAAGTTCTGGGTCGTCCGTGTTCCCGCCGAGTGCAGTCGAGCCGACGCGCGCCGTGCCCGAACCGTCGCCGCCGAAACCGTACAGATTTGAACCAGAGATGCCACCTCCGCCGCCGCCACCGCCGCAGCCCTTCGCGTACACCGGAGACGATACGCCGTTGCGCGTGCCGCCTGCGCCGCCTGCGCCGCCGTCAAAGAGACCGCCAGTCTGCGCCGTGCCGGCGGTGCCGCCGGCCGTGTTGCCGCCCTGCCCGAAGGTGCCGCCGACTGCGCGACCGTACACGCCCGGAGCGTCACCGAGTCGAGTAACTCCACCTCCTGTGCCATTCGCTCCGCTTGTGTCGTTAGTCGTTCGCGATGCGCCGCCAGTACCGCCCGCTCCGATCGTCACGCTGATCGTCGCGGGAAGGTCGGCCGCGTCCCATGTGACTTCGGTTACGGCCGCCCCCGCACCGCCGCCGCCTCCGCCTCGGGCAGTCGATGCCGCACCACGACGGCCAGAGCCGCCACCGCCGCCACCGCCGACCATGATCGCGTAGACCATGCGCGCGCCGGCGGGCTTCGTCCAAGTTCCGCTCGAGGTGAACGAGTCCACCTTCACCTTGCGGCCGTCGATGCGCGCGATGCCGAGCGTGCCACCCTGATCCGTCTCCACGAAGAGCGCGCCGTCGTAGTAGTTGATCGCGAGTTCGCCCTGCACGAGTTCACCCGTGAGAGGCTCGACCCCAGTAGTGCCGCTTCGCTTGTGCTTTATGATGTCGCTCATCAGGATTCCCCGTACGTCCCGCCATCGAGCACGCTTGCGAGGAGAGCCTCGCACGCACCCACAATGGGATTCGGTGCGATGAACTCGTAGCAGAGCGCGCCGTTGACGGCTCGGCGCATGATGATCTCGACCACCGTTCCGTTCGGCAGCGGTGCGATCGAGTAGCCAGGCGCATCGTCAAGCTCGAGACTCGTCACCGCGAGACCATACGCGCTGCTCGCGGTGTTTCCGATCTCAAGGAGGTTGATCGCGTAGTCGGTGCTCGTCGTGCCGCTGCGAGGGTTGTCGGGTTGCACGACCGTAATCGCCACCGTGGATCGGCGCACCTCTTCCCACGCGTAGTACCAGCGCGCGCGCCCGGCCGAGATGATCTGGTTCCCCGTGATTCGCCCGACGAATCGCTTCTCGCGCTGCGAATAGTCGCCCGTGCGGTCGGGCTCGTTCGTCTGCTGCACGGCCTTATAGATCTCGCCCCACGTCTCCGGGGTCAGCGCGCCGAGTCCCTTGCTGATGGTCGGCTTCATCGTCAGATCCCCGGTAGGCCGTTGAAGTTCGAGACACCGGGGAACGGTTGCCGAGCGTAGACCGCGCTCGCGTAGCCGTTCGAGAGTTCAGGATCGCCATCAGCCGTGCGCTTGGGCACTTGGCGAAGGTGTGCCGCAGCATCCCAGACGAACGCATAGGTGACCTCGTAGAGATCGACAGCGACTCGGCTCCGACGCACGCCCGTGAAGAGAACGAAGCCAGCGTTGCCTCCGAGGAAGGTGCTCGAGTTCCTCGTTCCGATCATGGAGTTCACGGTCGCCTGATCGCTGCTCGTGAAGTTCATCCGCACCGTGTAGGTGAGTTCTTGTTGAGTCACGAGACCAGAGACCGGAACGCCGGCTGCGTCCACGCTTGTTCCGCCGATGTCAGTCGTGAGTCCTGGAGTCTGCGGATATCCCGGAAGAGTCGCTCCGGTGCGCCAGATGTCGACGGCCTCGACGCGAGTACTCGATTCGATCTTGACGAAGTTCGCGGCCGTCTCGCTTGAAGCATCGTCCGAGTAGGTCGCCGTCGCGGTCCACGTCTGGCCGCCCGAGTCTTCCACGGGCGCGTAGTTCAGGCTCGACAACTTCGCGCCAGACGCAACGCCGCCCGAGTATGACGCTCCGAGCGTGTATCCCGCGCTCGTGAGTTGCGATCGGCACCCGGCCGCCGTCCCAGCCGAGACAGCCGTCACGAGCAGCGAAACGCGCGCGCTCTTCGAGTCGTTGCTCTCGGTCTCGTCGATGCCCTTGACGATCACGGCCATCGGGTAGTCCTCATGTCAGTACCGCCACGCCACTCGAGCGTAGTGCTTCGTTGATCTTCTTCAGCTCGTCCGTCTGCTTCTTCGTCTCGTCATAGACGCGCTTGTCGATGTCGATCGCATCCGACGCGCCGGCCACGGTGATCCCGCCGATGGCCGTGGACAGCGTCTCGGTGATCTGCTGCCGCTTGAGGTCTTCTTCCATCGCCTTCGCGCGAGCCGACTCGGTCGCCGCTGCGATGTCCTTCTCCATCTGCGCCGCTCGCTCGACCATCTTCTGCCGCTCTTCCTCGGCCTTCTGCGCGTCCTTGATCGCCTTCTCCTGATCTTGGATCACGGAGAGCCGTTCCATCGTGGCTCTTATCTCGTCCTCGCTCACGCCGAGCGATCGCATCTTGGTCTCGAGGAGTTGCGCTTCGGCGGCCGCCTTGCCGATCGTAAGTTCTAGGCTCGTCCTGGCGAGGTCGGCTTCGCGACGCGCTAGATCGCCTGCGATGGCCTCGATCGTTGCCTTGCGCTCCTGCTCCTTGCGGTCGGCCTCTTCGCGAGTCTTCGACAACGCCTCGACCTCGGCGCGCTGGGCCATGAGGTAGGAGATCATCTGCTCCTCGAGTCCAGCCGCCTCGAGCCGTCGCTGATAGAGCGCAGTCTGGAGCGCCTCTTCGCCTTCCATGAGCCGGAGCCGCTCGTCTTCGAGCGACAGTTCCTCGGCCATGAATGCGGAGATGCTCGCCTCCCGATCTAGTCGGGCCTTCTCGATCGATTCCTGCTGCGCCTTCTTGGCTGCGATCTTGTCCTCGAGGTCGAGCGATTGTTGCAGGAGAAGCAGTTGGTCGGTCGTCGCGTCCGCGTTGAGGCGCGCCTTGTCGGCGGCCTCGGAAATAGCCTTGGTCTCCTGCTGCTTCGCTTCGAGGATCTGACGAGTTCGCTCGGCGAAATCGTCGTTGCCATCGGCGAGTGCATCGTCGTATGCCTGCTGCGTGCGCGCTAGATCGGCGGATGCTGCTGCTGCTTGGCGTTGAAGTTCGTCTCGCTTCTTCTCGGCTTCGATGATCGCATTCGATGCCGCGAGCTGCTGATTCAGACGTTCCGCCTGCTTGGCCGCTTGATCTTCCTGACCGGGTGCAGCGCCGAGCACCGCTGACTGCACGCGAACCTTATCGCCAATGCTCTCGAGTCCTTCGCGAGACTTGGCGAGCATCGAGCCCATCTCGGCGAGAGCCTTCGCCGCAGCATCGGCTCGATCTTTCACCATCGTGAGCGTGCGCTGGAACGCCTCCTCGGCTGCGGCTGCCTGATCAGATGCGACCTTGTAGAAGGCCACGCCGATCGCTGCGATGGCCGCTACCGCCAGACCGATCGGCCCGATCGTCGCATAGATCGCCGCTCCGATCGCTCGAGCCGCAGACACCACGCGAGTAGCCGTCGTGCTGATCATCGATCCGAAGGTAGTCGCGCTCGATGCCGACTTCGTGAACGCCTGGGTTGTCGCCACGCCAGCGGATGCCACGGAAGTTTCGATCTTCTTCGTGCTCTCCGTCACGCCGGCCGCGCCGAGTTGGATCGCGTCGGCGACTGCCGCCGATCCGCTCGCCGCAGATTCGCGTGCACGACGCATCGCTCGCTCGATCTCGTCGCCGTAGGAAATCACCCCGCCCTGCGGGAAACGAGTCTTCCCGGCATCGACGAGCCGCTGCATCTCCGAGCGCGTGTCGATGATCGCCGCGCGCGCCGCCTCGAGCGGGGCCAACTCGATCTCCGGGGCTTTCGCTGCCGGCATGGGACCGATGAACGGCATCGGCCCGATGAAGTCGCTCGCACTCGGGAGGCTCGTCGCGACCTTGGTCGCCGACAGCGTTGCCGCCTGGCGGGCCAGAGCAGTAAGCCCCTCGACCATCTTGGGGAGTTGCTTCGTGCCGAGTTGGACAAAGTCGCGGAACTGGATCACGAAGGACGGATCGAGGCCGAGTTTGGAGAGCGACTGCGACAGAGCGTCCACGCCGCCGTTCATCGCGCCGATGTCGCGCTTGCCCTTGCTGACGAACGAAGCGAGAGCACCCGAGCCGGCGTTCAGGCCGTCGGTGTTCACCTTGAAGTTCACGAAGAGGTCGCCGACGTTAGCCACTAGGTTTGCCTCCTCCGAGCGCCTTGAGCATAGCGATCCACTTCTCGGAGTCGTTAGCCTTCGTCGCAGCCTTCGGCAGCCACGGCATGAACTCGGACACCTTCGCGCTCGTGCTGCCCTTGGATCGGTGTGCGTTGACGTACAGCGCGGCGAGCATCGCGAAGCCGTAGTCGGTGCGGAATGCACCGATCGGCTCGAGCGAGTCGTAGGCGATCCACTCGGAGAGTTCGTGCGCGCTCATCCGCTGCTCGAGTTCAGCGACCGTCATTCCCAGCGCGAGCGCCAGGCGGAAGATGAACCGACGGGTGGCGCGCTCTGTCAGTTTCCCGAGAGGGCTTCCACGTCCTTGGCGCCCATTCCCGAGAGCCGCTGCGCGACCTCGAAGAGCGGGTCCACGACCTTCGCAGGTAGGCCAGCGACTTGCTCCACGTCGCCATCGGCGAAGAGGCGCTTGCCGCTCGCGTCGCAGATGCAGCGCACGAGCAGGCGCGCACGCAGATTCACGAAGTTCATCTCCCGATTAGCGCCCTTGCCGACGAAGCACGCGGCCTCAAAGGCATCGCGCTCGCCGGCGGTAAGCCCGCGCACCGAGATCGGCTCGGCCACGCCGGGAATGGAAACCGCCTCCACGGGAATGGAGGCGGCGAGTGAAAGCACGAAGTCCTTGTTGGCGGTCATGGTGTGGTGCTCCTAGTTGTGCGAGGCGAGAATCAGGTCGAGGAAGTGAACGCTCCGGTGACGCGGATCGACAGGTCGGCTTCAACTGCGCCATCGACAGCGGCCGAAACATTGAACGATGTGACATAGCCGGAGAACGCCAACTCGAATCCACCCGCCCCGGTATTGGGGCCAAACTGGATTGCGAACTTGCGGAAGTCGGCACCGTTTGCATAGGTCGCAGGATTCAGCGCGCCATTGTTCGATGTAGTACCGAGCAGGGCTGCGCTGTAGGCCGGAGCGAAAAGGGAGATCGAGATCGTTCCCGAGTCCTTGGTGCCGCCGATGAACGACTTGATGGAAGATGAAAGAGCCGAGGTGTCGATCTCCGCGATCGAGATCCCATCGACGGAAATCGACTTGATCTCGGCCACGGTGACGCTCACGGTGCCCCCGGCTCCGACGGTCGGTGCGTACTTGAAAAGCGATCCTGGTGCGACGATTGCCATGAGTTCAACTCCAAGTGATTGCCGAAGTGGCCTTGATTGTGGAAGAAGCAGTCACCGCGCCGTCCTGCTCTGCCGAGATGGACAGGTTGGTACAGATGCCGAGAATGGAGGCGCTCAAAGCACCGCCTGCGAAAATGACTTGAAACACGCTGGCCGAATCATCCCCGCTCAAGGGCTGCATGACCGGGGAGAAACCGGAGAAGTTCGCAGGGGCGAAGAAGTCGATCGTGATCGTTCCGGTATCGAGCGCGCCCATGATGTACGACTTGTCGGTGCTCGTCAGGCTGGTGATGTCGATCTCAGTCAGCGAAGACCCGCCCACCGAGATGTTGGTCACCTCTCCGATGAGAATCCCGGCCGCATAGAACTCTGTTGCGTATGCGGAAAGTGCCATGAGATTAGGCCCAGGTGATCGCGGTCGTGAGCTTGACAGAAGCAGACGCGGTCACCGCGCCATCCTGCTCTGCGGAGATCGAGAGATTCGTGCAGATGCCCGAAAAACTAGCCTCGAGAACCCCGCCGGAAAAGTCGATGACGAACGCCGTGGCCGTCGCATCTCCGCTCACAGGAATGAGGGAAGCGGAGAAGTCCGCGAAGTTCGCAGGAGCGAAAAAGTCGATCGTGAGCGTGCCAGCCTCGAGCGCGCCCATGACGTATGCCTTGTCCGTCGATGACAGGTTCGTGATGTCGATCTCGGTCAGCGAAGATCCGCCGACCGAGATGTTGGTCACCTCTCCGAGACTCGTACCGCCGATCGAGATAGTCGTGTTGTAAGAAGAGAGTGCCATTGTTTCTTGCTCCTCGTCAGGTGTGCAGACAGGTTAGCTCCACGGTCGCGATGAACAAACCGTAGGTCGCACCGTCTCCGGGTACTTGGTAGTCCGTGACGATGCCAGAGACGCGGGTGTTCCAGACGCGCAACTTCAGGATCGCCCCGGACGTGAAGTCTTGCGACCAGTCATCGAAGGCGGCCTGCACCTTCTGGGCGAGGTCGATGCTGGTCCGCTTGTCATCCGAGAGGCAATGCACGCCGACGCTCGAGCGGGCCAGCGTGTGCGCCCCGACGAGCGTCTGGAAAGGGCTCGTCGTGTTCAACTCGTAGACGATCGCCGGGAGCGCCTGCCCGTCGAATCGGATCTCGGGATAGACCCGCACCGGATTCGTTCCGATGATCGAGGTAATCGCGGCGGTCGCCGAGATTCTCGACTTGACAGCCGTCTCGATGTTCCAAACGGTCTGGGCAGGAGGGGCCATTAGGACAGGTCTCCCTTGTTCTGCTTGCGGCTGCTAGCGGGGTTGGTCCAACTCTCGATGAAGTCGGTGAACTCGCGCACGACCTCGGCCTCGACCCCCGGCTTGAGCCGCTTGAAGAGTCGATAGAAGGGCCACTTGCCCGGGATCACGCGATCCGACTTCACCCATCCGCCGGCGCGCTTGAGCTTGAATCCCTTCTCGATCAGCCGGCCGTAGAACGATCCACTACTCCCGGTCACGCCCACGCGCTTCCCGACGAAGAGGCGGCGCTGCTTCGATCCGAGCGGGATCACGGCGATGCTCGACGCGACCTTCTGGCGGGCGGTGCCTGGAGACACCTCCACCCCGCGCTTGAGGTACGGCCAACGCCGGCCGCTGCCCTTGCGCGTGTATGCCTCGTCGGTGCGAGTGCGCAGCGACAGAACTTCGGAGCGCATCGCTTGCGCGATCTGCCCGAGTTGACGATCGGCGAGCGTCTCGATGAGTTCCTTCTGCACGTCGGCGGTCAACTTCTTGAACGCCCGCACGACGGCATCGCCGCCCTCGACTTTCACTTGCGAGAGAAACTGATCGCTCATAGCACCTCCCGCACGCGGAGCGTGATCGTCTGCTGCCGATCGTCGAACTCCATCTCGCCCTCGATCTCGAACGTGCGGCCGAGGCTTTCGAGTCGGCTCGTGTTCGAGAAGAGCGTGCGCTCCTTCGCGCGGATCATCACCTCGTAGGTCCGTGCGTGCGTTACGCGCTCGCGCTCGACGGTCTCGGTCGCGTTGGTGCCCTTGAGGTAGCCCCAAATCGTGCTCCCCGTCGTGAGGAACGTCGGCACGTTCTGGCCGAACTCATCGAGAGTCGTGGAGCGATTGAGCACCAAGAACGGCGTGCGCATGAGACCGGAACGGACGCGCCTCATGCCATCCTCGGGACGGAGTACATCCGAGCCAGCGCCTCGACACCGTGCGGCACTTCCGAGAGATTCACCTCGGATCCAGTCTCGCGCGCGATGTCGTACCAGTAGCCGACGGCCATGAGCACGGCCTGTCGGAGCGCCTGGGGCACGCTAGCCGCCGTCGCGCCGTAGCCGGCCGTGTAGCCGATCGTCACGCTCGCGAGCCCCGCGTAGAACCGGGTCGCGGGCCACGCCGAGATCGTCGCCGGGGCGATGACGATCGAGCCGGGTAGCCGCTGCGTCTCGACGGTGTACGCGCTCGCCGAGAGCGTCTGCGTCGTGCCGCCCGTGTCCACATAGGTGATCGAGGAGACCGCCGAGACCTTGCCGGCGGGCAGGATGATCTCGTAGTGCGCCGGGAAGCGATCGAGCTTGAGCGTGTAGGTGCGTTGCACGAGCGGCCGATTCGCAAGCCCCTCGACATAGTTCCTCGCCGCCACGATGAGGCTCGTGATGAGCGAGTCCTCGTCGGTGTGCGTGATCCGCAAGTGTGCCTTCGCCTCGGTGATCGTGACGGGCTCGACGGCCGGGCTCGTGGCCTCGGCGTTCGAGAGATAGGTCGCACCGTCAACTGCCAGCATCGGGATCCTCCCTTGTTGCCTTGCGGAGCCGCACGCGGCCGCGCTCGGGTGTCTCGATCACGGGCTCGTCGCGCTCGACCAGCCCTGCACGAATGTACCGCTCTGCATCCGCGTCGGGAATCTCGCATCGCATCCCGGCCGGCCATGAGCCGCCGATGTTCGCAAATGCCTTCAGAATGTGCACGCGCATAGTGTCCTCCTAGTGAAAGAGGGCGAGCCTTGCGGCCCGCCCTCCTTGCCCATCAGATCAGCCCTTGCTTCACGGGTTCACGAGCGTGCGGAAGGCATCGGTGCGAGCGATCTTCGCATCGAGGCGCATCTCGCCCATGTAGCCGATCTGGCCGTTGCCCGCGTAGAGTTCGCGGAGCACCTGCACCTCCATGCCCGAACGCTCGGCCATGACGAAGTGCTGGAAGTCACCGACCACCGCGAGGGTTGCCGCGGCCGTCGAGCCGAAGGTCGTGGCGTAGGGGCTCGCGTAGACCGGGATTCCGAGCAGACGAGCGGGCTCGCCTGCCTGGAAGGACTCTTCCCAGAGGTAGGGGATCGAGCCGCTCGTGGTCACGGCCTGCTTCAGCTTGCGGACAGCCTTGAAGAACGAGTCGTGGGCCACGATCGCGCACGTCGGCGAGACGCGGTACTTCTGCGGCAGCGCGTAGACGAAGTCGATCAGTTCGTCGGCGGTCAGCGTGCCGGCGGTCCCGAGCGTGTCACCTGCGGTGAGGCTCGACTGGGTGATCCCGGTCGGGCGGTTCGTGCCGCTGCCCTGCCACAGCGCGTACTCGATCGAGTGCGCGAAGAGTTGGCCGAGGCGATTCGCGACGATCGACTCGATCGAGAAGTCTCCGCCGCGCGACGGAGCGTCCGCGACGAGTTCCTTCGAGACCTTGACCACGCGGCGCAGCGCGTTGCCCGTGAAGGTCACGTTGGCGTAGGTCGGCGAGTATTCGCCCACCGCGCCGCCTTCGCCGGCCCAGCCCTCGGTGGTGCTCGCCGAGTCGAAGTCGGTCGAGGTGAAGTCCACCTCGAGCGTGAGGTTCGTCGTGAACGTGCCGACGGGGATCCGGCGGCAGAGGTTCATGATCGTGGTCTCCTGCTGAATCGACTTCTGCAACTGCGCGTAGAAGCCCTCGCTGGGCAGGAATCCGCCGTCCGCACCCGAGCCAGCCGACAGAGCGCGCGTGTCGAAGGTCGGCGAGTAGCCGCGCTTCAGGTAGTCCGCGAACGCATCGGCATACTTGCCGTCGGTCACCATGCCACCGCGCTTCTGCACGGTCGCAACGGCGGGCGCATCGCGCTCGACCACGACCACGCCGTGCGAGCCCTTGGCGGCGCGCGCGTTGAGATCAGCCATCATGTCGCGGCGCTTGGCGAGAGCGTCGTACTTCGACTTCTTCTCTTCGATCTGCTTCTCCATCGAAGCGAGTTCTTCGCCTTCAGCCGAGGCCATAGCCTCGATCATCGTGCTCATCTCTGCGTAGAGCTCGCCCATCTTTTCGACGAGTTCCTTGTATGCGTCCACCATGTGTTTCCTCCTTGTGGAAAGTGTGGATCAGTTGGCCTTCAGACAGATGAGCGACTTGGGGTCGATCATGTTCCCGCCCACGCGGACGGATGCCCGAAGGATGACTTGGCCGGTTCCTGCGCGCACTTCGTTGAGCCGCTCCACTTGGAAGCCGCTCGAGTGAATCGCGAGGACGTACTTCGACAGATCGACCAGGAGCAGGAGACGCTCGCCTGTCGCATCCGCTTCGCCCTGATAGTTGACGTATGGCATCCCGTAGATGGGACGATTGAAGATCGAGCCGAAAGAATCAGGCACGCTCGAGCCCATCGTGTGGTTGCTGTTGACGCTCTCGGTAATGAAGACTTCCGCGATAGAAGCAGCGCGAGCGATCACCCATACCGAGTTGCCGAAGGACGATGGCCGGATGATTCGGCTCATGATCTCGATGCGTGACAGACCAGAGATCGCGCCGCCGGCGACACCGTTCGCATCGTCCACGACTTGATTGTTTGAGCCGTAGACGCTCGTCGGGCTCTTGAAGAGCGGGAAGTTCCAGATGCCCTGACATTCCTTCTTGCTGTTCGAGTTCAGAGCGGGATCGCCGACGAGAATCTGTCGCTCGATCTCGGTCTGCAACTTGCGCACGAGAAAGTCGCGAAGCACCGCCTCGGCGCTTTCGCTGCCGATCGACTCCTCGATGAGTTCCTTCGACACGATCAGATTCACTCCGACATCGTGGAGCGTGATCGGCCGATGCTCGTAGTTCATGTCATAGTTTGACGGCGCGGCTCCCGTAGTTCGCCAATGCGGAAGACTGAAGGATCCCGTGATGTCAACGCGAGTGCCCTCTTCATCCGAGGACATACGGTCGCCAGTCTCGAATGCTTCGTTGTAGTGGCTCACCGTCAACTTGTTTGAGTTCACCTCGACCTTGCGGACGCGCGAAAGCAGCCACGATGTCTCCATCGAGTCGGTGAAGAAAGAGGCCCAGTTGCTCGGCGCGATCCCGGACGATGTGCCCGTGACCCCACGCGCCTCGTAGATCGCCTGCGCGTCCGACGATGAGATCGCGCTCGCGCCACGCGCGAGGTATCGAAGGAAAGCCGCCCGACTGCTCTTCTGTTCCATGTATTGAATCCTCTCCGTTTTGGCCCCTACTGGTCAACGCTTCGGGCCAAGCCAGAAGCGCCGCCGGACGATCCGAGGCGACTGGTGCTCCCCGCTCCAGATGTCGAACGACCGCCGATCGACCACGAGATCCGTCGCCGGGTTAGCCGGGAACGTCACCGCCGACACCTCGTGCAGTTCCACGTCCTCGATGATCCGGTGCACCTTCCCGTCGCGCTCCTCGAAGCGATCGCCCTTGACGATGAAGCCGAACGACATCGCCGAGACCACGCCCGAGCGCACCGCGATACGCGCGTCGCGGCCCGCCTGAGTGTCGATCGGCTCGAGCTCGACGAGCAGCCCGCGCTCGTCCTCGATGAGCCGCAGACTGCCGGCCGTCGTGCGGCCGATTGGGAGGCTCGCGTCGTGGTTCCAGAGCGCGACCACGTCGGGCTTCTCGCGCAGGGTCCGCTCGAACGCGCCCCGAGCGATGATCTCTTGGCCGTAGCCGATCGGATACGCTGTCTCGGTCACGCTCGCGTAGCCGCGCAGCACCTCGCGCCCCGCCTCGACCTCGGCCCGTGCTTCCAGACGCTCGCCATATCGACGCTCCATCGTGACCTCCTGCGCCCTATCGAGGCGCTCGAGAATGCTCTCGGCGAACGAGCGACCGGGGTCTCCACCCCAGAGCGCCCACGCGATCCTGCCGGCAGAAGGGAATCCCGGCTCGCCCGGCCCCCACCCCTGCCCCTGCTTGTCCACCTCGTGCCGAGCGAAGTAACTCGCCATGCGGCGCACCGTGTCCTCGGAGAGCGCCCGCCCGTTCGCGATGTCACGCGCTCGAGCGACCCCGACCTCTGTGCCGCCACGGCCATGCTCACGCCGCCAGGCGAGCCCTCGCTCGGCCTCGTCGCGCATCGCCTTCGTGGGCTCGTAGGAGTCAGCCACCCGAGCCCTCCTTGCACATCGCGATCGCGATCGCCACGGCCTGCTCCTGCGGGTAGCCCTCATCGAGCAGTTTCGGGATCTTCGTCTCGACGCACTTCTGGGTCGCCTCGTCGAGATCCGCGTACCGCTCGGCCTTGCGCGCGAAACGCCCCTTGGAATCTCGAGCGGTCGGCGCAGTCGCGGGAGCCACCGCCGGCACGGCCGGAGGCGGTGCGGTGATCGGCGAGACATCGCCAGACTTCACGACGTTCGGATCGACGATCGCCAGATTCACGGGCGCGCGAGCCACATCGCCGCCATCGATCGGCGCGTAATTCTCGCGCTCGCGCACTTCGTTGATCGTGAGGAAACCATTGTTGAGCGCCGTCGAGTACGCCGCGAATCGCGACGAGAGATCGCCACGCAGGAGCGCGTCGAACGAGATATGCGTCTCGATCGGCTCGCCAGAGCGCACGAGCTTGCGCGCGCACTCCTCCTCGAAGCGGCTCGCCCAGTTTGAGAGGCAATGCTTCACAAACTCGGCATCGGCCTGCTCGGCGCTCGCGTATGAGGTCTTCGTCGCGTCGCCGACCATGTGCACCGGGACGTTGAACGCGGCCGCGATCTGCGAGCGACAGAAGGAGCGCAACTCGACGAGTTTCGCCTCCTCGGGATTCACGCTCACGCTCTCCCATTGGTAGCCGCTCTCGAGGATCGCCACGCGGCCGGCGTTCTCCGCGCCGCCCGTGATCGCCTGCCACGACTGCCGCAGACGCTTTAGCGCCTCCTCGGTGATCGTGCCCGCGACCTTGATGATCCCCGCCGGCCGTGCGCCGTTGCGGAAGAACGAAGCGACGAACTTCTCGGCCTCGAGTTCCACGCCGATGATGTTCCGCACGAGATAGATCGGGGTCTCGCCGAGGAGACCGTCGAGGCTAGGCGCGCGGAGGTGGAAGATGTCGTACCCCTGGTACACCTCGCCCGAGGTGCGCCGATCCCAGCGCGCCGAGTTGTAGGTGTAGACGGGCATCCCGTCTGCGCCACGCGAGACCTCAACGCTATCGGCGCGCAACTTGTGCAGGCCGACCACGCGGCCGGAAGCGTCGCGCTCGATCACGCTATAAGCGTTCCCGTAGAGCAGGCAGTCGAGCAGCATCGACTCGCGCCAGACGAGCGCGCCCATGTAGTCGTTGGGCTCGACATTCAGGAGCCGATAGAGCGGGTGCTCCCGCGCCGGCACCGGGATCCCGCCCTCGCGACGCATGACGCGCCACTCCATGCGCGCCACCGACTGCGAGATGAGCCGCGTGCACGCATAGACCGTCGGAGCCTCCCTCGCGGCCTCCGGCGTGATCGAGCGGCCCGTGTCGGCATAGGACGAGATGTACGCCTGCGCTCCGCCCGGCGGCTGCCCGATCGGCGTGCGGTCAACGACAGCGCGCTCCTCCATCACGGGAGCGGCTGCGGGCTGCGGCTGTCGGCGAAACCAGTCAGTCAGAGCCATAGGATCCCTCGGTCGGCATATGCGCTCGACTGTTGTACCGCCGGGGCCGCGTCGAGTGCCACCGCTAGGGCCACGATTCCGGCCACGACGGGGTCGATCTTCTCGGTGCTGCGGCGCTTGCTGGGCCTCGGGTTCGAGTTCGCGTCGAGTTCCACGACGCAGTTCGACATCGCCCAGGTGAGAATCGGATTCCCGTCATGCCGCAGCCGGCGGTTCGTGACCATCGCCTCCCATCGCTTCGTGGGCTCGGCCATGTAGTAGAACGACTGCGGGACGCGCTTCAGCTTGAGCCCGTCGTTCTCGAGTTGCTGCGCGAGGCCGCTCGCGTTGTACGGGTCGTAGCCGATCGCCTGCACCTTGTTCTCGCCGACCAGCCGAAGCACCTCCTTGCGCACAAACTCGTAATCGGTCGCATCGCCCGGCGTAAGCACGAGATGCCCCTGCCTCGACCAGTCGAGGTATGGCACCTTGTCGCGCTTTTGCCGGCGCTGCGCTCCCTCCTCGGGCGCGTAGGCCCACGAGCGCACCCAGCACTCATCCCGATCCACCCAGACCGCCGTGAGGGCCGTCAAGTCGCTCGTCTCGCCCAAGTCGATCCCGAGGTAGCACGGCAGTCCGGCCAGCCTGGAGAGATCGAACTCCTGCTTGCACGCATCCCAGTCGGCCATGCGCAGCCATCGGTTCGACGCGCTCACGTGTTGGCAAAGGTAGTAGGTCCGAAACGGAGTCTCCATCGAGGGCTGGTCCTGCGCCTCACGGCATCGCTCCGCGTAGTAGCCCTCGTGCACCGTGTGCCCGAGGCTCGGCGCGCACTTGCGCCAGGTCTCCGGGCTCGTCCAGTCATCGCCATCGTCGGCCGAGTAGATCACGGGCAAGAAGTACGGGTTGTCGATCACGCGGTCGCAGACCTTCCGCGAATAGTCGTACATCTCGTACTCGAGGCTCTCGCGCAGCGTGCCGGCCGTCGTGATCGTCACGAGCATCGGCTGCCGCCTCGCGCCGACGCTGGTCTCGATCGCCTCCCAGAGCTCGCGTCGGTTCTCCATCGCGTGCACTTCGTCGAAGATCGCGGCGCTCGTGTTCAGGCCGTGCGCGCTCGGCGCTTCGCTTGACATCACCTTGTACACCCCGGCCGTGGTCGGAACGATGATCCGATGCTGGTAGACCTCGGTGCGCCCCTCGAGCATCGGCTCGGCCCTCACCATGCGCTTCGCGGCCTCGAGGCATCGGCCCGCCTGCGCGCGATCGTTCGCGATCGAGATCACTTCGGGCGTGGGCTCATCGTCGGCGAGAAGGTGATACAGCGCGAGCGCAGCGCCCATCTCGGTCTTGCCGCACTTGCGCGGGATCAGGATGTGCACGCGCCGATAGCGCCTCGTCCCGTCCGGGCGCATCCAACCGTAAGCGTTCGCGATCACGGCCTTCTGCCACGGCAGCAGCACGAACGGCTGCCCAGCCCAGGTGCTCGTGGTCAACTTGCACGCGCTCTCGATGAACCGGATCACATGTAGCGCGGCCTTCTCGTCGAAGGTGCAGTTGCCGGCCGTGGCGATCGCGTCATAGCCGGGGATCGTGTTCCACTTGGCGGCCGGATGCTCGGTCGCCTTCTTGGCGCGAGGCTTACGCTCGGCGGGTGAAGATGTCTTCGACCTTGGCATCCTTCGCGGCCTCCTTCGCCGCACCGACTCTCGCACGACCGACCGGGGTCATGCCGAACTCGCTCATCATGCGCCGCAGTCGGTCGCCATGCTCCGCGAGCACCGCGCTCCACGGATTGCGCTTGACGGTCACTCGATCGCCGCCCTCGACGCGGATCACCTCGCCCTCCTCGAGCAGTCGAGCGCGAGCCACGAGATAGCGCGACCAGGTGTCGCACATGATCGCCAGCGCGTCACGGTCGGCCGCGCTCATCACCTTCATCGCAGCGATGCGAGGCATCCAGTCATGCCACGCCGCACGCGCCACATCGTCGAGCCACGCGGGGCACTCCGGGAGCGCCTCCTCGCGAGGTGGCTCGCCCTTCGCTCGACTCGATGCGCGCCATGAGCCCGACAACTTGAGCGCCGCCGCCGGCTTCGGGTTACGACCCATGCTGAACTCCTCGCCGATGGCCGTTTTGGGCAAAATATCGGGGCCGCGTTCCTCCTGG